TGGAATCCCATGTGCGAGCACCCGTACCGCAAGCGGCTACCCCGCTATAGCAAGCCCGGGCACGAAGTTTGCTCCGACTGCGAGATAGAGTTAGAGTACGAGCTAGAAGAAGCACTAAAAGAGGACCGCGAGGGTTAACATCCTCAGGAACTAGGGTATAATGGTTATACAGGCAACGGGGTGGGGCCTATTGAAATCCATCCCTGTAAACAAAGGTAGTTAATTATGACTAAGCAAGCAGTAGTAACCAGCGGCACTGTCGCTTTCTCCAACCTGACTGAGTTTGATACCTACAAGGGTAAGCCTACGGGCTCTTACTCTCTGGTTATCACTCTGGAGCCTTCCGAGGTCGAGAAGCTGGAGAACATGGGTGTGCGTGTGCGTACCTACAACAACGAGGAGAAGGGTATCTCCGCTAAACAGCGCAAGTTCCGTTCGCGCTACCATGTCCCCGTACTGGACCTTGATGGTCATGCGGTACAGGGTGAAATCCCCTACGGTTCCAAGGTACGTGTACTGTGGAAGGCCGGTGACATGGATGAGGAGCATGGCCTGCGCACCTATCTGGACAAGGTACGCCTTGTTGAGGTCAACGAGGAGGCCGCTTATGACACTCCGGAGGGCTTCTAAGTGGGAGTCTCTAAGCACAAGCTGACCCAGAAGTGGGAGGCCTACATCCTTCAGATGGGCCGCAAGGTCTACATCGGGCTGTATGAAACCCAGCGCGAAGCACTTGCAGCAGTACGTGGTGCTACGCAAATCCTGGCGAAGGTGGCCTAGAATGGCAGTAGTTGCCCGTAAGGGGTGCCCACAGTGTGGCTCACGTAATAACGTGGCCGTATACGAGGACGGAGGTGAGCACTGCTTCACCCCCGGTTGTGGGCACCACGTGTTCGGGGAGGGGTCCTTTGGGGCCCCTGCTTTTCAACCCAAGAGCGTACTAGAAATGACTGGTGAGATTCAACCACTGACAGACCGTGGCATTAGCCACAAGATTGCCAAAAAGTACCAAGTGCGGGTCACCTATGACCAGAACGGCAAGATAGCTGAGCACAGGTACCCATACTTCAACACCAAGACCCGCGAGGCCGCTGCGTTTAAGATTCGCACCACGGCCAACAAGGGCTTCCGGTGGAACGGTGACAGGACCGATACTGGCCTGTTCGGGCAGCAGACCTGCCGGGGCAAGGGCAAGTACGTGACACTGGTAGAGGGAGAACTGGACGCCCTGAGCGTGTCCGAAATGTTTGACGGTAAGTGGGACGTAGTATCCATCAAGGACGGTGCTACGAGCGCCCGTAGGGACGTACAGGAGCAACTGGAGTTCCTAGAGGGCTACGATACCATAGTCCTGTGCTTTGACGGTGACGAGGCCGGCAGGGAGGGCGTGGAGTCCATCAAGGACCTGTTCTCACCCAACAAACTGCGTATCGTGCGTCTGCCCTCAGGCTTCAAGGACCCCAACCAGATGCTGCTGGCCGGCAAGGTGAGCGAGTTTGTGAAATCCTGGTGGGACGCCAAGCCCTACTCCCCTGCTGGTATCATTAGTCCCAGCGATACGTGGGAGCAGGTGCTGTCCTACAAGCACACACCCTCAGTACCCTACCCGTGGAAGGGCCTGAATGACATACTGATGGGGCAGCGTAAGGGTGAGCTCAATATATGGGCCGCTGAGACAGGCGTAGGCAAGTCGCAGACCATGCGTGAGGTTATCTACCACAATATGAACACCACCTCAGGTCGCGTAGGTTGCCTGATGCTGGAGGAGTCGGTAGCCAAGTCCATGATGGGCTGGATGAGCTTCCACGCTGGACGCCCGTTGCACAAGGACCCCAACGTGACTGACGAGGAGCTACGGAAGTATTGGGAGCAGGCCTCAGCCGGCGATAAGTTCGTCCTGCTGGACCACAAGGGCTGGGGCAATGACATTGACAAGCTGAAGTCCCGGGTGCGCTTCATGGCTAAGTCCCTTGGCTGCGAGAGCATCATACTGGACCACCTGCACATCGCCCTGAGCAGCGTCAGCGGGGCCTCAGGTGACTGGGCGGGGATTGACGAGCTGGTAACGCAACTGACTGTACTGGCGCAGGAGTGCGACATTTGTTTGCATCTGGTGTCCCATGTCAGCGAGGGGCGCTCCCTCAGGGGGTCAAAGGGCATCAGCAAGCTAGCAGACGCTGTTATTTTCCTTGAGCGTGTCAAGCACAATGAGGACCCCGAGATAGCTAACGTCACAACAGTCGTTGTAGATAAGAACAGGTGGGCCGGGGATTGTGGCACAGCCTGTTATCTCAAGTACGATAGGTTCACTGGCCGTATGACCGAATGTGCAAAGCCTGAGTCAATGGTGGTTGTAGATGAGTTCTGAAATCGTAATTGACATTGAGACCGACAGCTTGGACGCCACTGTAATCTGGTGCGTGGTGGCCCAGGATTTGACCACGGAAGTGCAGCACGTATTCACCAATGCGGGTGACTTTGCCCAGTATGTGCAGCAGAACCAAGGCGCAACCCTGTACGCGCACAACGGGGTAAAGTTTGATTACCCTGTGCTAGAAGGCCTGTGGGGTATCTCATGGGACGGTATGGTCCTGATGGACACTCTGGTAATGAGCCGCTTGGCGAACCCCAGCAGGGAAGGTGGTCACTCACTGGATAACCTCAGCGGGACCAAGGGCGAGCACAGCGACTTCTCTCAGTACAGCCCCGCTATGCTGGAGTATTGCAAGCAGGACGTACGCTCCACAGTAAAGGTAGTCAACAAGCTCAAGCAGGAGCTCAAGGGCTTTGACCCGCGCAGCATACAACTGGAACACGATGTTGCACGTATTATCGCAAAGCAGATTAACAATGGCTGGCTGCTGGATGAGCGTAAGTGCTTCATCCTGCTGGCCGAACTGAAGGAGAAGCAAATTGAACTGGAACAAGCTGTGCGAGATACGTTCAGGCCGGTTGCGAAAGCAGTCAGAGAAGTTACGCCAAAAATCAAGAAGGACGGAACCCTCTCCACAGTTGGACTACAGTACCTTGGGGACGATTGCCTTCGTGTTGTTGGTGGCCCTCATACTCGTATAGAGTTCCCCGAGTTCAACCTAGGGTCCCGCAAGCAGATAGGTGAGTACCTGATTCGGTTCGGATGGGTGCCAAAGACCTTCACTGAAACAGGCCAGCCCATCGTAGATGAAGCTGTACTGGAGAAGGTAGAGGGCATCCCTGAGGCCAGCCTGATAGCTGAGTTCCTTATGGTGCAGAAGCGTGTAGCACAGGTACAATCCTGGATTGATGCGGCTGACTCCGAGGGCAGGGTACATGGCTACGTTAACTCCAACGGCGCTGTAACGGGCCGTATGACGCACAGCAGCCCCAATGTGGCACAGGTGCCGGCTAACTATGCGCCCTATGGTGAGGCTTGTAGGGCCTGCTGGATGGTGCCTAAGGGTTACAAGCTGGTTGGCTGTGACGCTGACGGTCTGGAGCTACGTATGCTGGCACACTATATGGACGATGCCGAGTACACTAAAATTGTATGTGAGGGTAACAAGGATGAAGGAACAGACGTACACACAGTTAACCAGCGAAACGCAGGACTCGGTACAAGAGACCAAGCTAAGACTTTCATTTATGCTTTCCTCTATGGCGCTGGTGACGCAAAGATTGGAAGCATTGTTGGAGGAAGTAAGTCAGATGGGGCTAGGCTCAAAGCCAAGTTCCTCCGCAACACACCCTCCCTCGCAAATCTTAAGGAACGAGTTGGTCTCGCTGCTTCTCGTGGGTGGCTTTCGGGGCTTGACGGAAGAAGAATTGCAGTTAGAAGCAGCCATGCGGCTCTTAATACCCTACTTCAAGGCGCTGGGGCGGTAGTTATGAAGCAGGCGCTGGTCAATCTGGACCGTATGGCGCGAGCTCAGGGACTGGATTACAAGTTTGTGGGGAATATCCATGATGAGATACAGGCAGAGGTACGTGAGGACCATGCAGAGAAGTTTGGCAAGCTCGCGGCGTACTCAATTACTAAGGCAGGACGAGATTTTAACCTCCGGTGTCCCCTCGCAGGAGGATACGACATTGGAAACAACTGGAGTGAAACCCACTGATGAAAACAATAGACACGCTAGTGAACGACATTTACACAATGCTGGAGACCAAGGAGTTTGACGATGGAGTTGACACCGAGGATGTTTGTGCCCGATTCGGAGAAGTTTGCGCCGATATTCTACGCGAACAACTCCAGAACCAGGATAGTGTTGGTAGACTTCGTTTGTCCGGACTGGGAAAACCCGACAGGCAGCTATACAACGCTTATCACGGAGTTACTGGCGAACAGCTCAGGGGACCAACTTACATCAAGTTTATTTACGGTCATCTTACCGAGGCCATTGTACTTGCACTGACGGAACTGGCGGGGCATACGGTCACCGACCAGCAGAAAGAGGTGTCAGTGGATGGCATCAAGGGGCATATTGATGGTTACATTGATGGTGTGCTTATGGATGTTAAGTCATGTTCCAGCTTTGGATTCAAGAAGTTCAGGAACAACACCCTACACGAGGATGACCCCTTCGGTTACATCGCTCAGTTGCGAGCCTACGCCCATGCCGAGCGTCAGCATACCTACGGGTGGCTGGCTTTTGACAAGCAGAACGGAACACTCGCGTGGCTACAATATGACGAGACTAAGGATAACACTCCGTATAAGGATGCCATTAGCTGGGACGTAAAGAAGCGAGTTGCCCACGTAAAAAAGCTCGTGTCCGGTCCCTTGCCCAGCGTGTGCTACGAGGAGATACCGGATGGCAAGAGTGGAAATATGCAATTAGATACGGGCTGTCGCTGGTGCGCCTTCAAGGAAAGCTGCTGGCCCGACTTGCGTATCTACAGGTACTCAAATGGACCACGTTACTTAACCAAAGTTGTGAAAGAACCCCGGGTGGGAGGCCCTGACCCTGATGAGTTTTAAAATAAACGACCTGTTGGACTACTTTGTGTCTGAGCTTACCACACACAAGCTGGCCCTAAAGCAGGAAAGAGAAGCGTACAAAAAGTTACAGCGGGAGTTTGAAGTCCTACGCGCACAAATCATAGAGGAACTTAAGAATGCCAAGTAAGAGAGCATACCGCAGTGGATTTGAGGAGGAACTAGGGGCGCTGTTGTGCCCCGCTGGGGCCACCTATGAGCCCTTCAAGCTATACTACTGGCTTCCAGCCACCTACACCCCAGACTTTGTGCTTACATCACAGGACAAGGAGCTTCTGGTTGAGGCCAAGGGATACTTCAGGCCGGGGGACACAAAGAAGTACAAGGCCATACGTGCGGCCTGCTTGGATGAGGGTACGGAGCTTGTGTTTATCCTCCAGTACCCACACAAGAAGGTACGCAAGGGAGCCAAGATAACTATGTCACAGTGGTGCGACAAGGAGAAAATAAAGTGGTTCACAAAGGATAACATTGATGAACTCTTGGGTTATAATGGTTATACGGAGGACAAGCAATGCTAACCCTTGATGAGACAATGGAAATGATGGAACACCGATTGGAGATTGAGGATATACTGGAACTGCTTGACATACCTATAAGCGTGTTCCTTGACCGATTTGACGATTACATTGAACGCAACCTAGAGACCATACAGGAGTACATGAACGATGAGTAGCCTTAACGACATAACCCCGGCAGAGTGGGATGCAGTTAGTAAGCCAGCCCACTACAACCAAGGCGGCGTTGAGGCCATTGACTACATCAAGCAGCAACTGGGCAGCGACTACAGCGCCTATCTGGAGGGCAATACTCTCAAGTACCTGCACCGCTGGAAGTACAAGAATGGTCTTGAGGACCTGCGTAAGGCACAAGTTTACCTAACATGGTTGATTCAGGAGGAAGCACGAGTATGACCAAGATTTACCTAGTAGGGGACGATAACGCCCCCAAGACCAACTCATGGTTAGCCATGACTAACAGCGCGGAGGAAGCTGCGCGTCTACTGGAGGAGCTTGAGGGTGCCTCCCGCATGAAAACGATTGAGGTGAAAGCCGATGAAGGTAGTTGAGTTCCCTAAGAAGGAAGCCCAGGAAAAGCCATTGGCCCTAGCGGAGGCAGTGGCTGTAGCTCTGGTCAGCTTGGGCGTTGATGAGGTCACCGAGGGTGCTTTCCTGCTTGCCGTTGAGACTGAGGAGGGGCTCCGTGTAGCCACCAACGAACAGATAGGTGACAGCCTGCTGACCCTGAGGCTGATTGAGAACGCTATGGTTAGGGGTTACTTAGACAACATGGGAGAGAATTGATGGAGCAGTACCAGGAATTTATTGCGGCCAGCCGTTATGCGCGTTGGTTGCCTGAGGAAGGACGTAGGGAGACATGGGGTGAGACAGTTAACCGCTACCTGAAGTTCTGGGAAGCTAGGGAGCAGCTAGAAACAAGCGAGGCTGCTGCTTTGGAGAAGGCTATCGTTGACCTAGAGGTAATGCCCTCTATGCGCTGCCTAATGACCGCTGGACCAGCCTTGGAGAGAGACAATGTTGCCGGCTTTAACTGTTCGTACCTGCCGATTGACCACCCTCGTGCTTTTGACGAGCTTATGTATATTCTGCTCTGTGGAA